GCCTGTTTTGACAGTTCCTTAAACACTCTGGGAGCCTGGGCTCCGTAGCGAGCAAGGTTTGGTCCTAAAGCGTTTAAATCACCGACCACATCCTGTAAGGGTTGTCCTGTCTGTTGTGCAAAAGCATAAAAGTCCTTCATTTGTCCGTTGATATCTTGTGTCCCTGTGCCAAAGCCTTTGGTCAGCAAGTCATATGCCTTAGCAGTATCGTCCATAGACACGCCTAGTCGATCAAACTGAATTGCCGTAGTAGTAAGTTCTGTTTGGGCATCCCTAGTAAGAGTAGGGAAAATCTTCATTTGGTTGTTCATGGCGGCGAACGCTTTGCCACCTTCGTCGAGAGTTACGGCAAGACCAAATAAGGCTTGATCGGTTTGACTAGTAGCGATCGCCATTTGTTTAACTTGTTCATTATATTCGTTTGTGTAACCCGTGGTACGAGCCATGGCTACGCCGACCTCATCTATCTTTATTGCTAGATCCAAGAAGGCAGTGATTCCACTGGCAGCTATATCAACCACGCCACCGATCCCGCCGCCGATGGCGCCGAGGATATTGCCGTCCTTGAGGTCTTTGCCGGCTTTAACTATGTCGGCAATACCCTCTCCTATACCACTCAAATTACGAACGGTAGAAGATCCGGTTGCTTTTTCAAGCACGTTCATCAGATTATTTAAGGCAGCAGTAGTCTGGTTAAGCGTCTCTGCGCTTTGGTCTGGTTGTGGTCCAGAAGGAGGTCCAGAAGGAGGTCCAGAAGGAGGTCCAGAAGGAGGCGCAGGAGGTATAGCCATTTACAAACCCTCCCCAAACAAGGATACTACTAGTTTTAGTTTCGAATCGGCCAATTGATACGTGCCTCACGTTCAAAGCGTTTTATGGCTACATCCAGCTTTGACTTTTGCTTATAGGTCATAGGGTCGTCAAGTCCGTACTTCTTAATATAATCCATATACCTTTTTTCATTTACCAAGGCGTCAGTAAAACGTTCTACTTCTATTTTGTTTCCCCGCACCCGTACGGGAATACGGCGGCCCTTGAACATCTTAGATAAAAGATATTGAATCCAGGCTGCGAAGACATGAAGAATATTTTCATTTATTTGACCTTTACGGGCTACTCCCAGGTCAAACACCATTTCGTCTAAGTTGTCTTGTTTCATAGCACCACCCATTTATAGATACACAAACCCATTTAGTATAAGTAGTGTTTTTAGTAAATTATTCTTACCCGCTATTGGATAATGCCTTATTTTCTTCTTCTTTTTGTTTTATGAGCCTTCGTAGAAACCAGCTCCGCAACTGAATGGGCAGGTTATATGACTCAAAGAAACTCCAGCCCCCGTGGTATTTGAGGGCAAATAGTTCCTCATACACCGACTCCATATACTCAGAGGTCAGGCCAAAAAAAGTTCGCCCCGAGGGGAACCTCCAAATCTGTGGTATGTCCACAGTTGTCACAAGAGAACTCTTGTGTTAAATCAATATTGGGCATAAGTCCAGCGTAAACGTTCCTGAGGTGTCGGGCATCTCGGGCTGGCATATCAAATATAAACTTTTGCATCGAAAAAGGATCTGTTTCTCCGTCGATACTGACAATAAATGTTCTTAGTTGGTCGGTGATGCCGCTGGCGTCGAGATTCTTTTTTCTTTTCCTCTGAGACTCTTTAAGGAACTTGCTTTGATCTTTTCCTGTTAAGAGCTTAACTTCAATATCAATATTCATCAAAGGCAAGTGAATGAGGAAAGTGCCGCTGTCGGTAGTCACGGCATCAGAATTAGCCAAAACGTCGGTAGAGTCAATTGTTTTATAATCTTCTAAATCAAATACGTTTTTCTGTGTAGTGTTGCATGCGGTACAAGTAACTTCCGTCTCGTACTCTGGTCCATACCCACTAATTCTAGCGTGAACAACAATAGCGTTTTTATCGCCGACCAGGAGGTTGCTCGCCTTGATCCTTTTATCCACAAGAATATTCTCTATTAGTTTATCTAGAACGACGCCTTCTTGGATATAGGTCCGAGAGGACAAGATGTCCTCGTCTCTAGCCGTCATAAATCTAATCTCGACTGTTTCAGAGCCCTCTAAGGGATGCCCAGGACCGTAGAACCTTCCCTGGCTAGGCAACGCTACGAACTCAGTGGGCTGAGCCCATCCGAGATCGGCGGTAGGTGAATTGTTGTCTTGGTTTGTCACGCCCATAGTCATATCCGACCCGTCGGACACAACGCCTGCTCTATTTTCATTCCTGCTCATTTAGAAACCTTTCTTAAAAACTTTTTACTGCGCTATTATCAGCTAGTGCTTACTCAAAGAGACGGAACCGGGCGACCGCCGGGGTTGAGTTCCGCCCAGTCGAAGGCTACCTCGACAGAGATCTCGTTCATTTCATCGGATGTGTAATCTAGACTACCACCAAAATCAATATTTGTCAAGAAAGGATTGTGTAGGTCCCATGTCTCGATGGGCGCACCGTCGGCATCAATCTGGGAGATTCTTATAGCGCCGAGGGCACCGACCGAATTCTTCTTGCTAATACTGCCTCTTTCGTTCTGGTCACGAGGATATGCATACCCGGAGCCCTTGAGCTTTTCGAGGAAAGTTTGTGCCAGATCTGGCGACACGGGGTCAACAAGAGTCATTGAAATATTTTCCCAAGTTACTCTCCCTGGGTACTTAAACGTGTGGTTTATGAACTGATGCTCTACCACAGAGACGGCCGCCTTGGGCTTGACCGCTGTCTTGATGGTCCAGACTGGAATATTTCCTATTCCAACCGTAAACCGAAACCTTCTCTTGGGATCTGAGTTAACATTTGACCAAAAAAGTTCTGCACCCATTAGATTTTTTCTCCTCTTAACATATAGTAAATAGTAAAGACTTTAGATTTTAGTCTTCAAACCCTGCTCCACTGTTCGTGACAATAAAGTCGATTGCGAAGAACTCGGCTGACCTGGTTGGCTTAACAATCAACTTGGCATAAATAATATTTCTATCAACCAAGTCTGGGGTTGTCGTTGTTTCATCCAAGATTAGTTTAAAGTCGTCTATGCCAAATTCTGTTCTGACTGACTCAAGTAATGGCTTGGCCTGACCTAGGAAAACATTCCAAGTATCTCTGGTGTTCTGTTGGAACAATAGTCTTGAAGCGATGAAAGATATCTCTCTTTTCAAGTAGATCAAAAGCCTTCTGACATTGATCCGGTCCAGCGCTGATGCTGTCTGCTGGAGTGTCTTTTGTCCGAAGATCACGATTCCTTCAGCAGGGAACTTGGCGATTGGGTTAATATTTGCCTCGTAAAGGTTGTCTCTGTCATCCGAGGTTAGACGTTTAGAAGTATCAAGGACTGGAAGACCAGCCGCACCCTCAGATAGTCCGCCTCGGGCGAAGCCAGCAGGAGCAAACCATGGTGCTGCAACCCTGTCTGTGTTAGAGAGGGCGCCAATCGCTGCGATTGATGGAGGTGCCCACAGGAGTCGGTTTGTTATAGTGTCCTGTATCTTTACCCAAGGGTAGTATACGGCGCCATAACTATTGTTTATGTTTCTATCCTTAAGAGACTGAATCGCCTGCTTGACAGTATAAGCGCTGCGGTCGGCGGCACTAGCAGAACTTTCGGTATCGGCGTCGTAAACATTTTCCAAATCTACAATGGCCAAGGCGTCGCCTCTGTCTTCCACTGTGTTTAGAAGGTGTCCTGTGACCTGACTATTTGTTACCCCCGGCATTGTAATCAGGTTGTACTGAATCTGCTCGGCGTCTGCCACTAGGTTAATCGCTCGTTTGAGCGAATGCATTGGATAACTAGTTGCTTCTGTGGAAGTGGTAGTCATCAAAGAGTTTCTGAAGGGGTTTCGCTCTGTGACATTAAACCCGTCAGATCCACCGTGTAAGACTGTCGTGAATCGATCAGCGCCGATATCCAAAGATCCGGTATAAGATCCACTTGCAGCACTCACACTTGTTCCTGCCTTACGAGAGCCAGAAATATAGAAGAGGTTGCCACCAGATCCACTAACGTTGTCCAGGCTGAAAGCCCATGCAATCTGCACAGGATCTGAAGCCTTCAATGCGGAGCCGCCAGTGGTTGCTCGTCCTGAAATACTAGGCGCAATATCATGCGTCGTAGATTCAGGGCTCGATTGCAGTCCTTTTGCACGGGGACGCAACATATCAACTATTGAAGGATTTAGGTTGACGTCCTGAGATGTCTTGTGTACCCAAGCGCCCCAAAAGGTCTCTTTCTTTGACTTGGGCTTGCCCCAGGCGTAGGTTTCTCTGAGAGGAACACTCGGGAAAACAATAGACCCAGTGAAGCCAGTTGCGGCATCTAGCCCACCAAAGATATTTGTTCCATCCGTCACCGCACCACCGCCAAAGGCACCGAAAACACCACTGCCGTCGCCATCAGCCATAGTATCACAGGCACCACGGCTTCCAGATGTTAAAGTTCCGAAGGGTTGGAATCCGCCAGAGCCCGAAATCAGAGAAACATCTCTATATTTCAAGGGACCGAACACACCGAATGGCAAGAATTCTGCCTCAACGGATCCACGATCAACGTCCTCGTCCATAACAACACGGACATACTTTGATCGGTTAGCGTATGTGCCATATTGGCGGTTTGTCTTTGTCACAGGGTCATACTGCTCATATATATCACCAATTTGATTGGCAATATATTGAGAAGACGCCGGGTTTAAATCTAGGTTATCATACCTTTCCAGGATTACCTGAACGTTATCATTGTCGTTCATTGCACGAACAAGGATACTGAACGTACCATAGTTTTGGAAATCACCTGTCGGGGCTTTAATATTCGAGACAGATATCTTCACCTTCTCTTGCGCACTCTTTCCAGCGTTAAGTGCTTCAAAGCGGAAAAGTTTTTGTTTGTCCATTGGATCATATACAGTAGAATCCGTATTAAGGTCCTGAGAGAAGAAGAACCCTGTCGTTGCTTTAGTGCCAGCATATTGATGGTCGTTCTGGACTTCTGTCGTTGTCCCCTGGTTTCTCAACGGGAGAACCATAACATGAAACCGGGTGTTAAGTACCGAGGCTGAATCATCAGCAGCGCCCAAAACGCCTACAGAACTTCCTGTCAAAACCTGATTTGTAGCAGTTGTTGATGCGCCGCCCTTCATGGTTCTTTGTGCCAGGGCGTGCTCGAAAGACTCGCCCAACCAAAAGCCACCACCTAGGTTTGCTGTTCTTGTGGCAGCAGCCGTAATGGTAGAATTAGTAAATGTTGGGTTCGTAGGTAATACCTTACGAATAAAGTTTTTATGATTTGGGTCAAGACTTACTTTGACCTTCTTAGCATTTCCTGCAACTCCGTCGGTGGCATATGCCAAGGTGAAGGTCCCATCAGTATTAGTAATATACAAGTCACCGGCACTGGTAGAGGTGGTGATTCCGCCATTATATCCCTGTTCTTGAGTTAGTCCATCGATACCTATTCTTCCCTCTGAAAGGTAGAATGTTGCTGCGTGGGCTCCCGTAACATGCGTACAAGCAGCAGGAGTACAAGAAGAAGATGGGAATACAAACAATCCCCAAGCGCCGCCCTGTGCGACAGTACTGCCCAGAGTTCCTGCCTTCCAGCCAGCGTATCCCTCTGCTTCTGCTTCAGGATCCTGTTCTCCACCGAGGCGAACGTAGGTCAGGGTTGGGTTATTTTTTAGCCATGCCTGGGCCGCATACGATCCGTAAGTGGGTGCTTGAAGACTATTATTTCTCCACATGTCCGAGCCTTGATTTCCAGCAGTTGGTTCACCAAATGTCTCTACAAAGTCAGCAAAAGAATCAACCGTTGTGGGAGTCATCATTGGACCCTTAGTGGACAATCCAATGACCACTGGTCCGATATCCCCTGCTATTTGAGGAAGTTGGGTGTTATCAATCTCGCTTATAAAAACACCAGGTGAAATAAACTTAAATTTTCTTGAAGAATTATCAGCCATCGAGTCTGCTTCCCCTTAATAGTAATCACGTTAACGCACTTTTTTACTTTTGTGCTCTTATTAAATAGTAACGAAAACTATCAAACTACCAGCCAATAAAGAACCTTTTAGTTAGGGGCGGTATTTACTTTTGATGTCCTTGTGGAAGTCAGGCACATCACCAACAATTACTCTTTCTCTCTGCATTGTAATTTTGGCGGCTGACTGGGTTTTTATAACAGAAGGCGTTTCGTTGTTTTTATCTGCGCCGATAAGGTGCCCAAGAACTTTTACCGTGAAATTGGCGGAGAACACTCTCTCACTCGTGCCTAGGTTGTTTTGGTTCCCATCTAAACTAAAACTTTTTTCGAAAAAGGCTTCATATGAATGTCCCTCATTCTTTATTTTAAAAACACTTGGGTTGCCGGTCCTCGTTATGAAGGGAGTGACTATATCATTCAACTGTTGCTGGTAGTTGGTTATTGCCGAGATGGTGTACTGTACCTCGATAAACGACGGCATTGGAATTGAGATTGTTTCATAAACAATATTCTTATTTTCCCCCGGAAAAGTTTGACGGTTTAGGCTCTTCTTGGAAGCAGAGCGCCTGATTGCGTTGGCGTTAGCAAAGTTCTTTGTCTTGTCCTGTTCTACCACCCTTGCAATCTCAACTGCGCCACCTTGATTATAGTAATCAAAATAAGGTGGAACGTGGACCCCATAGCGACCTTTGTTCTGGGGATTGGATACTATAGAATCACGACTAACTGAGATAAGGGGGTACTCTAGTGTTCTCCCATTGACGCTTCTAAGCGTTGGGTCATCTTTTATATCGAATGCCCTCTCTGTCCCGACAAACTTAACTTTTACTTTCTTAGACCCTTCATTTGTCTCGCAGAATATGTTCAACTCGTTATTAATATAGTCATGCATCGCCTGATCTATGTTTTCAAGGGAGGAGGGGCTCAAAGGATACACCGCATTTCGCTGTTCCTCTAGTTTTGTTCTATTGGGCATTGAATAATCCCTCCCTGGCTTGACGGCATACTGCCGAGACCTCTAAAGAGGTGCCGTCTGCAAAATCGCTGTCTTGTCCGAAGAGATATCGAGGCTCATAAACATCTACAATCTCGAAGTACATCTGGTCATACTGTATAAAGTCACCCAAACGCACGAAAAGGTTTTGGTCGGTGGTTAATCTTCTTTTATGGAAGTGTACCGTAATGTTATATACATTATCAAACCCATACCTCTCCTGTATTCTTGTAGAGTCATTGTAGTCCACTAAGGCGTACACCCGCAAAGCGGGGAGATATGTTTTCTTAATAGCCTCACCATAGAGTTCATTGTAGTTAGTAGTCTTCATATCTATAGGGAAGTAAAGTACCTGCTGTCCAATAATTTTCTCAATAACTTCATCATTGAGTTGTTTGACAAAATTCCTCTCAGCCTTGCCAACAAATAAAGGAGGAGGAGGAGAGGTTGGCTGAGTCCACTTATTGGTCATTCATTTACCCTACATATATTCCGGCTGGGATGTGTTTAACGATATCTCCTAGGCTACTTTGCAGTTGTGCATCACCTTCCGCAAGTTTTCCGTACACCAGTTCGTTTAACACAGTCTTCAATTCTTCTCTTAACGAATTCTGCTCTTCTTTCGCCTCTGATATCAAAGTCCCCCCGTTTAGGCTTATCTCATTCCCAGGGATTGGAATTGACGATAATTTTGATCTTACCTGTCCCAGGGTTTCCTTCACTAGTGAAAGGGCAAACCTTCGAATCCACTGTTTCCCGATACTGTTTATGTTTATATAGGGTACATTCGGAAATGGCAAAGTATTAATATTATTAACGCCATCAGCGCCATACTTTCTATCTTCCTCTTCATCAAACGCATCTTCAGAAACCCTAAAGTCTACCCAAAGTTTTTTCGGATCATTCCCAGTAGGTATCGGATATACACGAATTCTGTTGTCGTTTATCTTATAGGAGTAATGAGATGAACGAACATTAAGATTCTGTTCGTAAGCCATAGCTTGCAGAGTGTTCTGCCACGAAGGCACAAGTTCGAAAGTGCTAGAGTCGGCATACATGCCGTAACTTGATAGATTTCCGGCTGCGCCTGCACCGCCTGCTCCTCCGAAAAACCTCCATGATGCTCGTGGGGTCTTATAGTAAACCTTTTGGATGGTTATGGCGCTGGTACCGACGCCTTCGTTAAAGGCGCTTCCAGCCTCTAAAGAGGCGCTGTAAATGATACCTTGGAGATCATAATCCTGTACGTTGTTTGTTAGATCGAACGAGGCAGAAAATACCCTCTGTGATGCGCCGACGCCAGCGTGCAGGCTCACGCCTCTCCCAAGATGAGTTGCATAGCCCAGCTGGAATCGTGGGAACTTTAGGTTTGGCTTGATAGTTGTGTCATCACGATAAGCAGTAAACTCGCCGTCCTGATTGAACGAGCCGGTAGTATTTCCCATTAAGTCAGACAGAACGTTTTTAGCCTGGTGAGTGTTAATGAGGTAGGAGTATTCCAAGCAGGCTTCTTCGTAAGCGTTATAAACATTGTCCGGAGTCACCTCCAAATCAAGAATGTTTCCGCCTAGTTTGTTATAGGTATAAGCAACTTGATCGACTGCACCACTAATAAAAGCAGGAGTAGCATATATGCCATACGCCAATGCCCCAGTAACATCGCTGTGTGTTCCTGTCGCCGGCAGGACCAGTGCGCTAACCGTGCTCGCAGGTTGTAAATTTGTCGGCATTCATAAACCCTCTAAGAAATAAAGTATTCTTACTAAATAGTTTTTCTTTCAGCCAAAACATACCAAAAAGAAAACCCCGCCACAAGGACGAGGTTTTCTGAAGTTAATTCAATTTTGAATTAACTATTCTTTAGCCGTTGTCTCCGACGAGATCCTTGATGACAACAAGTCCATACATATCAGGACGAACCATCTTCTTAGCGTAGCGAGTCATCACGCCCTTGCGGGGCACGAAGTCTTCGGTACCAAAGATGGTAGGCGTGACCTGTAGTGGCACATACGGAGCATACACATAGCCGCTTTCCAAGAAGCTGCTGCCCTTACGTCCAACAAGAAGCAGATTTCTTGGGAAATAAGGATCAACGTGTACATCCATCTTGCGGCTGATAGAGCCGACGTTCTGAGCGCCCCAACTTCCGGTTTCCTCATCAGAGGTTGCCGAAGCACGGAAGCCAGCAGTGAACTCAAGAATGTTAGCCGCTTCTGGAGAACAAACTAGGAAGTTTGCGCCGCCACGAAGCGTCTTACGATGTATGCGAGCACTCACATCATTTACTGTCTCAAGAAGGGTTTCATACCATTCAGAGACTGTACCTGTGAAATCAGGATAGAGAGAGTTGCCAAGTGCATTACCAGTTTCAGAATTCACAAACTTGCCTGGCATGCGGCTCCAGTAGAGCGTTCCGCCGGTGGCGTTCTGGACGAGATCCTGAAGGATCTCTTGGTCGATCTCAAGAGCAATTTGCTCGGAGAGAATACTTGTAAGCTCGACCTCAGCGTCAAGGTTATGATAGGCGTTTAGATCCTGAGCAAGCTCGGGGCTCCATTTAGCCTTCAACTTCTTGGTCACTGCGGTGACAGCCACGCTATCAACCTTGATGTCGATTTCTGGAATCGCTTCGTTGGCTTCCAAGCCCCAGCCACCTAGGGTGGTAGAACCGGCAACTGCGCCGAAGGGATCGCCTGCGGCGACAAAAGAGTCAGTCACAGGGAACGAAACGCCATTAGAAGCCTCAGCGTTGACAGCGACATTAAACTGACCAGCGCCAGAAAGAATTCTCGTCATTTCAACAGCGCTGGTTGAACCATCTTCACTGATTCCGACCATCACGATGAACTCGTCACTAGCACCTGACAATTGTGTCAAGCGTCGGGCAACATAGCCACCTTTGCCAGTGTAAGAACCAGAGGCAAGAGTACCACGTCCATCAGAACCCGAGTGAACAATAGCCACCAGGTTTTGCATATCAGCACCAGCAGCGGTGAGGGCGCTTGAAGAAAGCTTAACTACCGTATAGGTAGATGTTCCAGAAACTAATGAAGCGTCGGCACGAAGGTACTCGGCAGCCTTACCTGTAAGACTTGGTCCGTCACCGTAAATTCCCGAGCTAATAGCAGGTCCTGTGAATGTTCCAGCCACTGCCTTACCGGCGATTGTACCTGTTGGGCTAGCAAAGCCATTGTTCAAGTTATAAAAACTCTTTCCTTGCCCGCCGAGATCAACACCACCAGTCAACTGACGACCAACAACACCACCGCCATACAGCGATTCGTCGTTGCCTTCAGAAAGACGTGAATACGCTGCG